GGCATTTCAGAGTGGAATAAATCAAGCATAGAATTAGAAAATGGTAGTAGGATTATTGCTTCTGCTACTTCTGGTAGTGCTATTCGTGGACAAAGTATAAACCTACTTTTCTTGGATGAATTCTCCCATATACCAAGCGGAATAGCAGATGATTTTTTTGCTTCTGTATATCCGACTATCTCATCGGGTAAAACATCTAAGATAGCAATAATTAGTACACCGAATGGTTTAAATAGTTTTTATCGTATGTGGACGGAAGCCCAAGATAATAGCAACGGGTTTATACCTATCTTTGCCCCATGGAATTCTATCCCATCCAGAACACAAGAATGGGCAGATGAACAGAGACATGTATTGGGTGATGTTAAGTTCTCACAGGAAATGTCGTGTGACTTTGTTGGTTCTTCTAACACACTCATCTCCGGTGCCAAACTTAAGTCTATACCGATTACTCGCCCAATTCTTTCTAATAGCACCACATCGGTCTATTCTAAACCAGTACCGGGAAATAGCTATGTGACATTAGTTGATACATCTCGGGGTACTGGAGGTGATTATTCTGCTTTTCTAATCATAGATGTTACTACTCTGCCATATAAAGTAGTCCTTAAATACAGAAATAATACCATTTCTAGTATGTTATATCCGGGCGTTATTCATAAACTCGCGA